CTATGATTCACAGCCTTCTTTGTATATAATGTCCCATCCGGCGCTGTGATATTTTTCCAGCATGACCACATATTCTTCAGCCTCTTCTTTGGACATATCGTGCCTTACCACTTCGAAAAAGCTTTCAAATAATGCCTTATTCATAATGTGCATGAAGTTTTTCGTAACCGGCTTTCCTCCTTTAAAATGAAGTCCGGTCGCTTCCATGAACTTATATGTATATTCTGTCTCGATATCCACCAGATGTTCTACAAAGTTCTGGAACTTCGTCCCATAGGAACCATTTACCAGAAGTTTGAACTCTTCGAAATGCTCATACATATATTCCACAAACATCTCCATACCCTGCTGTGCGAAATCATCTAACTGTTTTGCCTGCTTATCCGGGTCTGTCGCATGGAATCTCTCCTGCACACTTACAAACTTCTCTGTAAATTCTCTCGCTACCGGTTCTACGATAGCGGGAAATAACTCCTGTCTATTGATATATTTTCTCGATTTTCCATCACTGTTTTCTTCTTTCCGAATATACTATAAACCATAGAATATATTTCACCGGGAGGATCTTATGAAAAAGCGTATCACTGCACTTCTTTTACTCCTTACACTATCTGTCACTTCACTTTTTGCATGTACATCTGCTGACAAATCGGAATCCGCATCAGACAAAACAGCAAAAACTTCAAAATCCACAAGTACTAAAAAACAGGAACTGACTCCTGTTACATTAAATGAAGTAGCACACTCCATCTTCTATGCTCCGATGTATGTGGCAATCGAAAAGGGATATTTTGCCAACGAAGGAATCGACCTTTCTCTCGTGACTGGTTTCGGAGTTAGCTAGTTAGTACAAGACATATTATCTGAATTGAATAGCCTCGATCCTAAGTTCCTGTCCTACAGTTCCAAGAGTAGCTACTCCATCGGCTCTTGTCCAGTCTGTCCATCCGGAACTCTGGATATGAACACGGTATTCGAAGTCGCCTTCAAAGCATAAGCATTCGATACGTTTCTTTTCTCCAACAGTACCGATGATTGTATCTTTGGTGATCGTGCCGTAATCCACCCATCCTTTGCTCTGGATGTGAGCCTTTGCCTTAATAGTCTTTCCATACGGATTGATCCGGATCGCTTCCAGGCGTAATGCATGGCCGGTGATACCGATCACCTTCTCTGCGGCTTTTGGTGACAACCATCCTTTGCTCTGTACGTGCGGTTCGACGGAGAACATGGATTTTTTGATCTGCAGTGCTTCCATCTGCAGACCTTTTCCGATCGTACCAGCCCACTCTCCGTTGTTGGCCCATTCTGACCAGCCAATACTCTTCTGGTGGACTCTGTACAGATAGAACGATTCCTTTCCAGTGATCCGGATAGCTTCCAGTCTTCTGTTCTGCCCGGTGGTTCCGATCAGTGTGTCCTTCTTGATGTTCTTGTATTCTTTATTACCGGTTCCTTTCATGTGAACGACAACGTCAGTCTCTCCGTCTGGCTTAATATGAAGCGCTTCAATTCTACGATTCTGACCGGTAGAACCAACCATTAAGCCATCAGACTGCCAGTTACCCCATCCAAAGCCTCTCATGTGAGCCTGGTATGAGATTGTGCCGAACTTATCAGTCTTGTTCTGGAATACCCCACCAGCCTTGATTTCTCCGTCGATCGGTTCTGCTTTCTTCTTAACTGGTGCTACCGGTGCTGCAGACGTAATGCCGAAAGCTTTAAGGATTCCTCTTGCCAGGTCATCGATCTGGTTGTTGAATTTCGTAAGATCTGTTTTGTTGGAAATGAAACCATTCTCCAGTAACCGATAGCTGTAGCCTTTAGCAGCTGCACGATTAACATTGGCAAGATGCGCCCTGCCTACAACCTTGTTTGCTCTGCCAGGGAAGAATGTTACGATGAAGTTGGCGAGTGCTGTATCATATGCATCCGGATTATATCCTTCTTTAATAATTACATGACCACCTTTGGCTGTCGATACTCCGCTGTCCATATGAAGTTCCAGGATCTGCCAATCCTTTGAGATTTTGAGTGAGCTGATGCCTTTGTCGGCGTACCAGTTCCGACTCACGTCTCCCAGAGTAACATTACTTCCTCCGTATGCTACGATTCGTCTTGCGAGCGCCCGGACTCTCTCTGCCTCGGTGTAACCGTATCCAACAGCTCCACTGTCACCGGCTCCGTGTCCGGCTATTAAAAATAAATGTGCCATAATTGCTCCTTTCTGTGCGACGTCGCACACACTATATAATATGTTAGAGGACGATTATTCGCCCTCTACTTACACTGCTGTTTATATAACTGATTTACTCCAGTTGCCGCTAATCCGCTGGCCATTCCGACCGCAACTGCATTGATCACATCACCGGCTGGAAAGTCCGGCATTGTGTAGAGTCCGGCAACGCCCAGAACTCCACCACATACAGCCATGATGACCGGAATCCATTTGTCTGGAATTTTCTCATATGCCTTGCAGCCAAGTCCAATTACATAACAGATTGCTACGATCCCTACTACTGTTCCTAATGTACTAATATCCATGCTTAATCCTCCTGATCATGCGCTTGCTTATTTATATGCTTCTGGATCTTGTCTATTGCCTCTGTAACAGGTCCATTACATCCCTGTTCTTTTAATCCTTTCAAGCAAGCCAGAATTCCATATGTAAGCAAGCATTGTTCCGATTTCATTCTCTCTATCTCTTTATCCTGCTCATTCTGTCTTAAATACCACTTGTATACTGCGAAAACAGCGGAAAAGATAACCACTACGGCCGTTAATAAGCTTCCAGCAGTAATGATTGTGTTTACGTCTACATACACTCTATGTACCTCGATTCTTTAATTTTGCGTATAAAAATAAGACCTCTAAGGCCTTGCTCTAATCTCCATATTGTCATCCTTATTTTTCAATCTCTGCTTTAATTGCTTCTATATCATCAACAGTCAACGCCGGATAATCTGCCGCAATATCTTCAAAAGATTCTCCGTTTTTAAGACGGATTTTAAATGCTCTTACCATGATTTCCAATTTAAGTGTGTTCAATGTTTTCATTATGCTTCTCCTCCAATCAAATCAGCCATCATTAAAATGATATCGTCTGTAGTTGCTTCTAGTACGTCGATGTGCTCCGTATCAGTTCTTTTAGGTTCATTCCCATAATTAAGATATTTTTCTGGGTTTGCTTTTACATTGGCTAAGTCTAGCGTTCCAGTAGGTTCGGAAATTTCTTTGTAATCATATTCATGATAGGTCTGTTCCTCTTCTTGTCCCTCGGGAATCTCCTTCACGATGTTCTCATTCAGACAGATTTTGCTGGAATTGTACCGACACACGTATATGTGTTTCTAATCATTGCATCAGAAGAACTGTGTGCTACACCCTTTGGTGCAACATATTCTCCCCTTTGGTTAATTAATTCGCAAGCAACGCTCTAAATTCCGCATCCGCAATCTGCCAATATCCATTATTTGTAGGATGTACTCCATTAGTTCCAACACTTTCGGTTTCACCAGACCTCGTGTTTACGTTTTTGGTTGTAATCGGAAATGCATTGTCTGCATCAAATTGTGCATGGGTATTTATAATCTCAACGTACTGCATAAACTCCGTGTCAGTTTCAAGTGTGTAATATGCTTTATTCATGGCAAAAATAAGATGATTAATCGCATCCACATCATACTGACCAAAATAAGTTTGTGCATTATAATTAAAACCAAGACCGCCATTTTGTGACACAAGATTGTTTGTGGAAAGCAATATCTTTGTGTTCGGTAAATCAGCATGGATTTTTCTCAATAAATTTTTACAAGAATCTAAAACACTATCAACACTTGTGAAAGGTTTAGTGCCATACAAAGAGTTAATACCTAAAAGGATGAATATGTAATCGACCTTGTTTCCACAATAATCATTCACATACGTTTTAATATCAAACTGGTTTACAGTTGAGTTCCAAAACGGCTGATAAAATTCTTCGGTGAACGACAAGTAAGAGCCTACAACCGAGTTATTTGCGTTCGTCAGATTTCCACTTGCCGATATTTCGTTCAAAAAGTTTGATGAATAGGGTGTTGTATAGCTAAATACTGCTCTGATATTGCCAGTTCCGTTTGTAACATTTACTTCTGTAACCTCAAATTGATAATATCCATATGAATTAGTAGCACCAATTCTTATCAAGTCTTTAACTGTTATGCTCTGTGCATTTGCAACTTGGAATCTGACAGCCCTTGAACCTTGTGATGTATAATTTGTATAAGTCCAACCACCAGTACCTTCCCACCCGACAGTTTTATCTCCGTTTTTAATTCTACCAACCACATTAATGTTAGATAGTGCAAGTGCTGCCGGGGCTGTTGCTACACCACTCGTTCCCTTGATTCTTCGTGATAATTCGATTGGAATTTGACCGTGTGCCATAGTTGAATCACCAATGTTTAATACATTTTTAGATGTATTTGACGCATTCACTGTAATGAGTGATACTATTCTTTCATCTATTACAGAACCATCTACATTCAGTAATGAAAACTTTATTTCGCTGCTTCCTACATCATCAGCATTCGGTGTATACTCCCAATATCTCGAATATGTACGACCTTTAGCGGACTCAATTTTCATAATATATGGAATACCAAGTGAATCAACAATGCTTTTTTGAAAATCTGTAAAGTATCCCCAACAACAGCATAAACTTTAGAACCGATATTTAATGCAGCTAATCCATTCACATTTGCTGAAGATGGGAAAAATCTAGCTTTAGGATATCCTTTTTCTGTTAACCCGCCACTACTAGTATCGGAATTAACAACGACATATTTCGCGCCTTCTGGAATTTCTATATCAAATGTTCCGCTATCTCCATTTACAAAAAGACCAATTATATTATCGTTAGATAATACATTCTTTTTCAAAAAAGCAACCCTTGCGATGTATGGATTTACTTTCTTAAAAGTAACCCTCATTTTCTTATTCCCTGATTCGATGGAGATTAAGTCAGAGGTACTGAAAAGTTTATTCGTTGCAATTTCACCAAGAGAGTTAATATACTTACCAACATTATCGGAAAAAGAAAGTTTAATAGGAATGAAGTTTCTCTCGTCCGAAATTACATTTATCTGTTCGCTTAAAGTATTATTTAGTGAACCCACCTGCTGCCGCACTGCTTCACCTGCAGTGCCGTATATCGTGCCATCTGCTCCTACGCGAATGTCTTTTAATTCTGCATCCCCTGTTGTAGATCCGTCCGGTAATTTTGCGATATTGTCAATACGTTTTCTTTCTATATCGATGTCAGATGTATTCTTCGTATTCCTCTTATCCAGATCCGTAATGGCTCCGGTTACGGTTCCGTCTCCAATACTGGAAATATCTTTATTTCCGATTTTTATGATCAGCGCTCCCAGATCTGCAAACCACTTTTTAACTTTTCCCCACAATACAGGCACTTTATCCCCGTTTGTTACATTTTCCCGTGTTCTTGCTTCTGTGAATACCGGCTCATCAGATACATTTTTTAGCAGTGTCAGCATCTGTTCAATTATATCCGGATTTCTGGCCACCACATCGTCTGCAGCTTCCAGACCTTCCAGCACTGTACCTTCTGCAAGAGTAGTGTTCCATTCCGGAATTGCCCCATCGCCTTTTTTGGCGCACACAATGAACTTAACCTGCCCTTTGTACGCTACTACATCTGGACCGATCAGCCATGAAAACGTTATATAGCCACCGTCCGTCTGTACGTCCTCTACCAAGTACGGATATTTATCTCCGTTGGCATTTTGATAGTTAATGTACAAATGCATGGTAGACAGATCTATGTTATCCCCTACGACTTTCGGACACCGGAAATGTTTTCTTTCAGTGTTCCCGTCATTTGCTACACCGAACAGCTTTTCAGATGCCGGGACTGTAATTACACGGGTTTCCGGGTCGATTTCAAAAATGTCGTTGACCGGTTCGACCACCGATGCTGCTAATGCTTCTTCTACGGTCACGATTGATACACCTCCACTTCGTTCGTTGTGATTCTGTACCCTTTTCTTTCTCCTACCAGATATACTTTCCAACGTTTATATCCCGCAATTTCATCTGGTACGGCACATCTGCTGTTTATGATCGGTACGGGATATTCTTTGTCGTACCTGACGAAGACGGCTGCTTTCTTGCAACCGTCCCATTCACTGTCGAAGTTATATGCTGTGTACAGATAGCCTTTCGTGCCAGCGATTAATCCGGAAAAATCCCCATCCTTACTAAGGCTCTGGCCGGACACCTTAAACTGTAATGTTCTCATTTATGCCTCCTTCGGAAAAGCGCACCAATTAACCATAATCGACACGCTTGACCCATTTCCGTTAACAGTACGGATAACACAGCTACTGGTGTTAGTGCTTAAGACCGCTGTGCCAAATGATTTGGTGTTTTGTGATCCACCTGATAGCGATATCACCACGACAGGTGCTTTCGAAAAAGTTTTTCCAAATTTCACAGTTGTGTCTTTATAACTATTAGCTGGAGTTTCAATAAGAGCTGTGGTCCCGTAAATTGGTGTTTTATTAGTCAACTTCTTGTCAACGGACTCAATTAACAGCTTTAATTCTTCCGCCGTTGGTTTCAGTTTAAACATCTGCTCTACCGCTACTATACTCAGTCCCTCTATCTTTACCCTATACAGTGGAAGTTCCCTTGTCTTTCCGCCGGTATATATATCGTCTTGTGTAAGCTCTGGATCTGTAGCAGTCTCTCCGGCCGTTCCCTGAATCACTTCACAAGTCATGGTATCAATTCCACCAGTACCAGTGGTTTCGAATTTCGCTACAATAATGTCGTTTCTATTTTTTTCCGACTGTCCATTCATAATCTCGCAATCTTCATATTCTCCATACGGGATTCTTGCCATATGTCCACCCACGCAGATTACTCCGTCCGCCACTCTTACTTTATTATTGCTAAGTATAGTAGCTTTGCAGGCTTGTCCAATTGTAGACACGCCGTCACCGCCAAACATTGCCTGGTATATAGCCGCATCGTCTTCAGCATATATATGCGGCTCGGCTTCCGGTGCTGTGTTAACCGTAATTCCTTTCATTCCTGCCATTTATTCGTCTTCTCCTTTCACGCTGTAGTCAATAGTTATTTTCCCGTCCTGGATCTTCAGGATCTTTTGTATGACCGGTTTGATAACCTGCGTATTTGTAACTGCATCATAGCCGGCTACGATGTCACCTATCTCCAGATCTGCATTATCGATCGTCATTTCACATTTTTTATAATTCTGTAGTTCTTTAAGCCGTTTTGTTCCATCTTCTTCCAGTTTGTCTGCTTCCGCACTGGAATAGTTGTATACTGCAGATATCTCATTCAATCCGGTGTAGTACTGTTTTTTCCCAATAGTTCCGTTTTTCTGTACGTATAGGTGTAGCACGACTCGATCCTGTTTTTCTCCCTCTCCGACGCACACCAAATGGTTGACGCCATTCCTGCAGTCCCGGACCGTTACGTATATACCCTCTTCCTGGCTATATTCCAACTGTTCAGAATAATCTACTATCGGTACCGCCTGTACTGTTACATAGCCATATTTTAGTCCTTCCGGCTGTACGTACTGGATCTGTAGTCTGCAGCCGTAGTTACTCACCAACTTCTGTAGTGCATCGTATAATGTTACATAGCGGTCTACCTGCCAGCTTTTTATCGTTATGCCTGTATCCACTTCTGGAATAACCATGAGATCGCCGAAGCGATCTCCTATCAATGTTCGGATTGCTGTATTTAATTCACCTGACAAAACCAGATGGTCCTGTCCGGCCGGTGGCTCTACTACTTTATATTGCAGCATTCCTCTCCAAGTTCTTCCTCGTATCACAACTTTTTCTTCATTTGTATTGGACTCTATGTCTCCTATTATTCCTCCGTATTCTGTTCCTGGAATAAATATTTTGCAACCGTATCCTATGCGTTTAGCGTCATATTCTGACACCGCTGTATTAATTTCGAAATCATTCGTGTCCCCGACATCCAGATCTACCTCTGCGCTGTCAGATAGCTCCCCCTGTTCCTCTCCGGTCGGCTTTGCTGTTATGAATCTTAAAGGGAATATTCCAGAACCGTCTACTGTAAGGCTCTGGATTTTTTCCGCAGTTCCATCTAATGCGCTTGATGCACGTTCCATTTTGGTTCGCTCCTTTCTTCATAAACAGTCAAGTCGAAATTGAATTTTCCCGTCCACTGGATCATCTGCCGTCCCGGTTGGATCTTTTGAAAGAATTCTCTTCCCTTGCTCCTGCAGTGGTATTCGTTCATCTCTTCGCCATTCTTTAGTACTTTTACTATAGTTCTGGAACGGCTGTCAATTCGAAGATATTCTCCTGTTTCCAATGTAATATTGACCAGATATGTGTTGCTTCCTATCGTAACTTGAGGACTAACAACTGGTCCGTAAATAATCATTTGAAAATTTGATGATGTATAATTCGGATTAATAAGGTAGTTGCTCGCCATTCCGTTTGCGTATCGATACGGATATTTTCCCGGATACCGTTTATTATCACTAGACGTGATTCCATAGCTGTGAAATGTATATGTTTTTTTGCCGATCCAGTAAGATGTGAACGCTTCTACTGTAGCGTTCACATCTACTGTATAGAATATCTCATCGTACTCTTTCGGATTTAATTCTGTTATATAACATTCCAGATAATAATCTCCCACCCATAGTTTTCCAGGTTTTTTTTCAATGATGTCTATATCTGTTATTTCGTTCAGCTGGTCCATTACATCGCAATATTCTTCTTTTGTATCCGCGTATACTTGCAATGTTATTTTTTTGCTCATTCCGGTTCTATAGAATTTATCCAACTTTTTTCTATTTGCATTTACATTTTCCGTTGCGGAATATTTCCACTCTTTCCCATATAATTCCGTAATATCCTCGATTACCACTGGCCACTTGTCCAAATCCATCCTGGTTCCATTATTATTTTCATAATATATCATTCAGTAACCTCTCTTATTATTCGTCCAAATTCTCTGCCATTATAGTTCACAGTAGTATGTACTTTTGCCATAGCCATGGCAAGTCTGTCATAGTCTATTGGATCTCTTTCTGTTCTCTGTAATCGTTCCAGCCCTCTCTCAACAGCATCTGCTACATACGTCTGGAGTACTGTGATCGGTGTGACTGCTTCCGGCCCTGCTTCGCCTACCCCCTGCCATCCGAGACGGGTAGGGAATATGGTAGGTTGGTCGAATATCGCTCCTTTTGCGCGCCAGGCGATACTGAAATGTGGTACTGATGGAGGTGTCAAAGAAAATTTTCCTTCGATATTTATGTGCGGCAGCTTTAAGTCTGGAAGTTTCCAAGAAAAATGAAAAGCACTCTTAATAATCGATATCGCATTTTTCACCGCGTCTCGTGCGCCGTTAATTCTAGTGGTGATTCCACTCTTAATTCCTTCGAATATACTTATCGCCATGCTTTTTGCACTGTTAATCGGTCCCGTAATATTGCTTTTTACAGTTTCGAATCCTGCCTTTGCCGATGTTTTCACACCATCTATTCTTGTGGTGATTCCACTCTTAATTCCTTCGAATACGCTTACAACCATCGTAAATGCGCCGCTGATTGGAGATATGATATATGTTTTCACAAGTGTAAATCCGTTTAACACTATTGTGGCGATCGTATCTATAACACCACTGATTCTCACACTTATTTCATTCCATACCTGTATAACTGTATCTTTGCAGTTCACCCATATGAATTGGAATGGTAATGTGATAATCTGGAATGCTGCCGATATTATTTCTCCAATCAACATAACGCCAACCGTTATTATATTACCGATTGTTTGGAATATTCCCGATACTTTTTCCAATATCGATGCAATTCCATCACCCACAATGCCGGTGATTATTTGTAATGTATTCGAAATTTTTTCTGCAATACCCGTAATTTTTTCTATGACACCGCTTATAAACGTATCTATGCCACAAATATGTATTAAAGTTCCGAAGAAACCTGCAAGTCCTGAAGCGAATCCATCCAGTGCACCTGTTATTTCTCCCCATAATCCACTAAATACTTCTACAATGCCTGTCCCAAACAATTTCAGGCCTGCTTTTGCCAGATCTATATCACCAGTGAACACTCCAACTATCATATCGCCCAGTCCAGACAGTATATCTATAATTCCTCCGACCGCGCCAATTAACGGTTCAATCATGTTTAAGACAGCGCCAAAACCTGCTGCCAGCAGTCCGATCGCCGGTACCAAAACTGCTGCCAAAATTGCGCCGATCGCCTTAAATAGATTTTCAAGCCCAGACAGCTTATCGCTCAGTCCGGATATTGCACTTTTTATTCCGCTTAGTTTTTCATCAATATTGATTCCGTCTAGGAACCCTGTGATAGAACTTTTTACAGTGTCAATAATTCCTGTTATGAAATCTCTGAATGATTCGCTTTTATTCCATAAGAGAACCATTCCAGCCACCACTCCGGCTATTGCAGCTGTTACTAATAGAATTGGTCCTAGAGCCACTCCTCCAGCCCCTGCCATCGCAACTCCAGCTCCTTCTGCGGCTATTCCAGCTTCCGCTGCCGCTACTGCAGTTCCGGCAAAAAGCCCGCTTATTTTTGATCCAAGTCCAATAACCGAAGATATTCCGATAGACACCTTCCCGATGCCGATCAGTAACGGAGACAATACCGCAACAATTCCCATAATGCCGAGTATCATTCTCTGCTGTCCGCCGTCCAGATCATCAATTTTCTGTGCTAATCCTGTGATTTTCTGTGTCCCTTCCGCAATCATCGGGAGAAAGATATTCCCAAGGGTGATTCCGGCATCATACAGATTGTTCTTCATAATAGCCAGCTTCGACGCCGTCGTTTCATAACGTTTATTCGCTTCATTGGTTAATGCTGTGTTTTCTTCCCAGGCATTCTTTCCGGTGCTGATTGCCGACGTAAACACATCACTTGCATTCGCAGATCTTAGTAATGCATCACGCATTCTCGTTTCTGTGATGCCCATATCATTTAAGACTTTGATAGCGGAGTCGCTTTCTCCTCCGCATTTTGAAAGACCTTCGATGAATGCTTCCAGTGCGCCTGTAGCGTCTTCCTTGAATCTCTTGGAGAATTCGCTGGTGCTCATTCCAGCTACGTCCGCCCAGTCCTTTAACGAATCACTGTTAGTTTCTACAGCAAGCTGCATTTCAATTAATGCTTTGCTGAATGCCGTACCGCCCGCCTGTGCTTCCATTCCAACTGAACTTAACGCCGTAGCCAGTGCAAGAATGTCAGATTCTGACATTCCTACCTGCGTACCTGCGGATGCAAGATTAGTTGCCATATTCATGATGTCTGCCTCAGTGGTGGCGTAGTTGTTACCCAGGTCTACAATGGTGCTTCCCATCTTCTTATATTTTTCATCCGCACTCATAGAGGTGTCTGCCGCTAAGCCGGTAATATTTGCGAATTTCGCAATAGATGTTGCTGCATCTTCTGCCGACAGGTTGGTAGAATTACCCATGTCGATCATAACGCGGGTAAATCCTAAGACGTCCTGAGTCTTAATGCCTAACTGTCCGGCAGCTTCTGCAACCTCAGAAATCTCCGTTGTAGATGCCGGAATCTCTTTTGCCATGCTCCGGATTCCATCTTCCAACTGTTGGTAACTGTATACGCACTTGCCGTTTGCATCAAATACTTCATCTGATGTTTTTTTGACACCAGCAAAAGCAGATTCAAACTGCACTGCTGCCGTCCCGGCTCCGGCCAATGCTCCGGCCGCCGCCGTGCTGGCTACTTTCAGGTTCTGGCCAACTTTTTCTGTCCCTTCGCCGAATTTTCCAAGTCCCTCGCCAAATGACTGAATGGCTGTCTTTTGATTTCTTAATTCCTCTGAAGTCTTCTTGATCTCATTCCGGATCTCTTCCTGTTTGATCTTGGATTCCATCAGTTCCGTTTTTAATTCTGCGTACTTTTCGGAATCCTCTCCAACTTCCCTGGCGCATTCATCCAGTGCATCCCGCAAGATCTTCGTCTTGTCTGCAGCTGCTTTTGATTCCTGTCCAAGAAGTTTCTGGCGTTCTTTCAAGAGGTCTGTTTTATTCTTTGCTCCATCCAGTTTTGTTTCGTTCAGCTGTAGTTCTTGATCCAGTTCCCGAATCTTACTATCTGCCTGTCCAACAGCTGTTCTTAGCTGTTCTTCTGCTTCCGCTTGTTTCTTTGCTTCTTCTGCTGCTTTCAGCTGCTCCGCAGACAGCTGTGTCTCTGCGTTTCTCTGTTCTTCCAGTTTTGCAGATGTCTGTGAGAGTTCTTGTGAGATAGCCTCCTGTGCTCTTTTTGCGTCCGCAAGTTTTGCACTCCAGTTATTCGCTTCAATCGAGTTTTCCCCGAATATGGCTTTTGCCGACTCCATTTTCCCTGTCAACAATTCTACTTTCTGGCTGCTTGCTTCCAGCTCTTTCTGTAAGAGTTTCTCTCTCTTTTCCAGAGTGTCTGTTGACTCTCCGGTGCCTTTCATTTGTGTTTCGTTCAGTTTTAGTTCCGCACGTAACGCTTTCAGTGACGATTCTGCCTGTTTTAAACCGCTCGTCAGTTCTTTCGTATCCGCCCGGAACTTCACGCTTGCTTCTCTGTTACTTAATCAATCACCTTCTCTCCAGCATCTGTTCTTCTGCATATGCCTTCCACGCTTCATATGCATATTTGTCTTCCAGGATCGTAAGCAGGGAATTATATTCCGAATACCAGAATACATCCTCACTGATTCCATTCATAATCACGTAATAGACGTACATATCTTCCACGGTTTCAATCTCGAACCGTGGAAGTCTTAAATAGCCTTTTGCTTTCTTACGTGTTACTCTTCGGAATCCGTCCCGGAATCCTGCTTTTTTGACGGCGAATACATCTCATTAATCACTTCCATGTTCTTTCTCCAGTCCTGGTCCATATTTTCGAAAAACTCCGTAAACGACATGCAATCTTCGTCCTGATTTGCATTTTTGTAGGCAGCATACAAAAATTCCGCTACTTCAAGTGCGTCTTTATCATTTACACCTTTTACTAAAACCTTGCTTAATGTCTCATATGATTTTTTATCACTTTTTCTTAATGTCAACATAAGAATAGGAGCGGTGGACATTGCCACACACTCCCCATTTGTAAGTTCGTATTCCTCATAATTAATCTTAGGATTCTTCATCTACATTTTCCTCCTCGCCAAGAATGCGTTTGATCAATTCTTCTTTTTTGCCCATGGAATCAACTCCCATTTCTTCTGCTTTCTTTCTCAACTCGTCTACCTTCATCTTTTCGAGTGTAGATTTGGTAAGCTCGTTCGGGGCTTCTACCTGGGTTTCTGATGATTCAGGATGCTCCGGAGCTTCTACCTCTACCGATCCAGCTTCTGGTTTGGTTGTTTCCGGTGTTTGTGTCTCTTCTACCTTTTCCACCAGTCCGTTCTTTTTGGCGTTGATTTCTTTGTATCTTTCTTCCGACATCTCCACAATTTCACCCGTGAACCGGATGTCGCCTGTGTATTTGTCTCTGAATTTCTGTTTTACTTTTACTTTCATAGTTTTCCTCCTTATACTGTGTCCGCTTCGACAAGTTTGCGTGAGAACTCTTCCATCCACTTCTGTTTTACAGTTTCATCCTTCAAATCGTCTTCAACAGCCTCATACAATCCTTCTCCGTATTCATCCGGCATGATTGCAAATTCCAGTTCCAACATACTAATGTCCTCAGAATCGTTATCAACGCTTCTTGATAACGCCGTCTGAATCGTGCAATTTGGATAAGCCTTGTGTTTCGGGTTGTTATCCTCATCTAAAACCTCTGCTGTAATGCAAGCTACTGCGTGCAACGAATTCATACCGTAAGCGATTACCCCGTCTTTTAATTCGGTACGGTTCATTCCATGCAAGTCAGCCAGCATATCCTGTGGAACATATGCAGATACTTTTGCAGTCCCATCACCAGTTCCTTTGGTTCGTGTCTTTAAGATTCTGGAACCGCATTTTTTTGTCATGGTTTTGCAGTTCATTTCTTCTTCCAGTTTTCCCACGCAATCCAGAACGTCTGCCTTTGTTGCAGCTCCGATCCGGATTCCAAGCTTTTTAATTTCGACTTCCGTGAAGTCTGTTTCTCTGATTCCAGCCATTTTATGTTTCCTCCAATCGTTTTACCAATTTATCAATTGCCCCGTTCACAATCTCATCCCCGGCTTTTTCAGCACCATGGAACATGAACTGCTGATTTCCTCGGTGATGTCTTGTATTTGATCCATCGTCCGGAAAGTACAGGTAATGATAGTTGCCTTTTGTGTATACCTTTACTGCAAGATTCTCTCCCTGTATCCGGAACGGATCGGTCTGTGAGGCTGCTGCTTTCTTTCCGTTCCATGTTCTGCCGGATACCGGCAAGATTGCCCGGATATACTCTTTTATCTTTTTCCCGCCCTCATTTGCCAAATAATCGTTTATAATTTGTTCCGCAACAGATCTGTCGGAAAATTTTTCAATCGTTTGTGCGACCTTATCAAATTCTTTTGCATCCAGGTAAAAATAACTCATCGGCTACACCTTTTTTCCGTTTTTCCAAATTCCATCGTGCAGATTTCTACAGTGCACTCTCCTGCTTTCTGCACATAATCGTATACCGTGTCGGTATCTGAGATTTTGAATCTAAGTGTTTTCATCTTTTCGATCACCTGTTTCTCCAAGTCTTCTGGGATATACTCTTCTTTCACAATCGCAACGAAATAACGCCTGGTTATTCCACCCTTGCTTTCTGACTTTCCCGTTCTCCTTTTTCCGAACACGATGCAGTCCCAGTTCTCGCGTCCTTGGAACCTTCCGGCACCATAATATACATCCGGTACGATCTCTTTTAAGGCTTCTTTAATTTTGTCTTTCAATTTTCCTTACCTCTTCCAGATAGAAATACAACTCACGGTTTTTCTTATCATGATCAACGTAGATAATCGCATAGATCACATTATTAATTACCACATTATAATCGCTATCTGGTGGTATAAGATCCGGGGTTGCTATCTTAGTTGTTAGATTTGCTCCGTGCTGTTCGGCAAATTCAATGTCTTGCTGTCTTTTTGACTTTTCTGTGAAACACAAAAAGCCTAGATACTCTAAATCATCTAGGCTTTTTACATTCTTTTCCACGTCTTTTTTGCGATAAATTTCGGCAACTCCATCCCCGTAATCATTCAAGATATTCCTCGCCATATTTCACCTCGTATTTATGTCTTGCTGTAATAATATCGCTTCTGTAATTCTTATCGAATTCACATGCTATCTTGTTCCACGCATACCAGCTATACTTTAGTAGCAGCATTCGGGCGAATCCCGGTTTCGTAAAATCCATCTGATCATCTTCATGCATTCCAAGTTTGTGCATCATTATTTCAATGGCATCTTCCGTTATATCCGTAATTTCCTTCTCTGTATCATCATTCGCCCAAGTTATCCGGCATTCTCTTTTTACTGCTGCTACAAGTTTTGCTTTTTCTTCTTCGCCCATAGCTTATGCCGTTACAACGGTATCCTCAGTTTTTACAGTTACATATGCCGGATCCAGTTTGCTAATGTCCAGGACAATCGCTACTGTGTTATCGTATGGGCGGCCATTTCCGTGAAGCTTAATCTTATATGTTCTCGCATCCTGAAGGAACTTGAATTCGTCCGAATATTCAATTTTTCCGTCTTTACTTTCACCAAGCCCGAAGAAATACTCTTCCGGCAGACACAGGATAGCCTGTCCGGTTTTCACTTCGTTTGATCTCACAACTTCTGTCGGGAACGGGAATAAATCTCTGGCGTATGTTCCGCCTGTTGTCAGTGCCGTAGTTGCTGGCATGATCTTGTTGAGGTAGTCTACCTGGTTGCAGATCATCAGTACTTCGTCAAAACTTCTCATACGTCCTTTTTCTGTGACTGCCAATTTTGCCACAAGTTGTCCGTAATTTGCTGGGAGGAAATTTGTTACCTGGATTGCTGTTTTTTCCGGATATCCGGTTGATGTCGAAAAGCTTACTCCTTCATGGATATCTCTGTTCAGTCCGACCGGTTCATCTTTTCCACTTCCTGATACGATTGCTTTTTCGAGTGCTACATATAACGCCTCTTTCAGGATGGTACGGATATAGTTATCCAGGAATGAAGGTCCGAGATCCAACATATCCTTTGGGATTACCGCATAAGCTGTCAGCTTCAGCAATGTAATCTCTACGCCCTTAAATGCAGATTCAATCTCCTGTGTAATCTCGCCATTAATCTGTCCCCAAGCTGCTTTCTGTCTTGTGTGATCATTTAACAGCCATTTTGTGAGATATTTTACATTTTGGAATGTAATCTTTTCTAACAATGGATGTTCTTCCAGCAGATTTCTGTACACATCCTCGATAATAGTTTCCGGCATTCCGCCATCCGTTGTAATCAGATCTGTGAACGCCTGTTTCGGATCACTTGCCTTTCCGGCTTTTGCAAGGTTCTGATAGAACTCTGTCTCTTCGCTCGTGAGCTGTCTGTAACCTCTCTGAGCAAGTACATTCGTATCAGTGCTGTACATCTCAAAGTCTGTCTTTACTTTTTCCCTAATGGCATCAATTACCTGCCCCCAGGCTTTTTTCCCTTCCTCTTCGTTTCCGCTCTGCAGTGCGCTCTGCAGAGCCGCCACTGCCTCTCTCTGTTTTGTGTCCGCAATGTTTCCTAACATTCTTTTTTCTCCCTTCTTTTTACATTGAAAACATGTTAAAAAATGTCTGCATAGAGACATCTTTTTCTTCTTTTTCCGGTTTTGTCAGCTCTTCGAATTCTTTCAACTGATTTGAGAAATTTGACTGTTTAATCTTATCTCTCATTTTTTCAATTTCTTTCGAAGACTGCATCGCCTCGTCAATCTCTACCGTAGTTTGGCCGGCAATCTCATCAATCACGCCGATCTCCAGAGCTCTGTCCGGATCAAGCAGTGTTTCCTTGTCCATGATGTCTTTTAACTCCTCTTCCGTGATCTTCCCGCCACACCGATTCATGAAAAGAGATCTGGAAGCTTTCATCCATGCATCCAGCTTGTCCGCCTGGTTCCTGAGTTCGTCCGCATTGCCTACGGCTACTGTCCACATATTGTGAAGGACCATTCCCGTTCCCTCCCCCATCACGCGGTGATCGCATGCCTGGAGAATCGTAGCAGCGATACTGTTCGCTACTCCGTCCACATAACCCGTCTTGTATGCTTTGCAACGTTTCAGGTTTGTGAAAATGGCAGTTCCTTCTTTCACAGATCCACCATCCGAATTGATATACAGCTCAATAGTGTCAGAATCTGACACGCCCTCTAGCAATTCTCGGAAATGGTTTGCCGAAGTCTCGGACTCGTCATATTCCAATGTCTTCCAGTTAAAGTCTCCTTTCGCTTTTACTTCGTCATACAGGTAGATTTTATGTACTGTTCCAACCTGCTGGTGTGCAAAGCAAATTCCACCGATCTTATTCATCCTCCTCACCTCCTTTCGCAGCTGTCCTTGTATCGTCTGCCTCCCTGAAGTTATTCGTAACGTAATACGTTTTGCTCCACGGTGTATCTAATGGTACCAAGCTTAATTCCTCCCTTGCTTCGTCTGTATTTATGATTGCTGATCCGATCAGCTTCTCTACATTGGCTGCAGTCTCAAACAGATCTCTGTGTTTGATTCCTCCGGTGTAACACTGATAATAATTCCCGTTCATGTATTCATAGACGGTCGCGCGCTTATTCAGCACTTCCGAAATGGTATTTGCTAACGGGTTCACGCCAAACGTCAGGAATACGTCACACACCTCTTTCAGGTTCGTGATATTTCCCATCATCATTGACATTGGAATTTTAAAAGCCTGTCCGACCATCTCAAAAATGTCTTTGCGGATATTCACGAAATCATCGGAGGTTTTCGGGGATTTTACTGATTCTTCTATCAGTTCCTCACCAGCATACTCCACATATGTGGCGTATTCATTCTCCATATAATCTTTGATGTTTTTTGCAATAACTTCTTTGAATTGTTTTTGGAATTCTTCATCTCCGGCCTTAATTGTATCTACCTTATACTTGAATTTTCTTCCATTCGTATCCTTGAAGGTTCTTGCCGCTGTCTCCAGGAGCTTCCCGTATTCCCTGTACACTCCATCAATCAGTGTTTGTGCACATTCGTCCTCCATCCGGAACAGATAGACTTCCTCTGCTCGGAACGTTCGATTGAGTTGTAATCCACCAGGCAATATGACACCACCGTAGATATTTCCCAGAACCGGCCTTTCCTGCACGATCGTGAAGTCCTCCGCACAATGTAGTTCCCCGTTTAGTTCGACCACCAGTGCGCCTTTTTTCGATCGTGTCATTTTTCGAATTACTCTGTGCCAGAAGTAATTGCTGTTTTCATTTTTGTTCGGTGCTACGTTCAGCAAGTAATAGTCCTGGTCTTTTACAGGTTTCCCTTTGTTGAACACTCTCATCTCTGCCATGCTGATTGCATTTGCCAGATAAGAGCTCGCTGTGTAGATCGCCAGTTCCTTATAGTAGATCGATGCGGGTATATTTACCACGACCGTTTCTGCATTCGTACCGGTAACCTTAAATACTTTTTCCAGGAAGTTTTTTACTCCCATGTTCCGCCTCCTAACATACTGTTCCTATCCTGTTTTTTATAATTCTTCTTTGTTTAATTCTTTCTTCATCTGTGACCGCTGCCACGAACGCTTTAAAACCGTCCGTTTTCCGTGAACGCGGCTCTATTTTTTCATATGTGACATTGCCTTTTTTGTCTGTCACTGCTTTTGAGTTCCATGTGTACCAGCGCATGATCTTGCTGGTTCCCCAGGCGATCAGTCCACGCGCGAACATATACCCAATTACCGGAGCAACTTTCATTTCGTCACTCGGTCTAATCAGTTTCAGATTCTTCTTTTCATCCGAAAAACCTATTTTGCCAAGTGCTTCTCTGAGCCATGTCTGCCGGAAGTTATCCATCACCACAGATTCGATTTTGTATAACTTCGATTTTTCCAGAAGCCAGTCTGTCACATACTCCGGATCTATCTCCACGTCGTCCACCATCGTCAATACTCCTTCTTCTTCAGCTTCTTTCAGTGGGTATTTGATCCTCGGAAGATCTCTCGATTTCTTACATACCCACGTATGATGCATCCAATATCGTTTATCTCCGACTTTGAACAGCAGCCCGGCGGCTACAAAATCATTCGTTTTGGAATAATCAATTCCGGCTACGCAAGAATGATTACGAAGATCCGGGAGACTTCTGGTTGCTTTTTCTAGGTTTTTCCAATCTGTCACACAATACTGCGTTTCCCCTGGCGGCCGGTTCATTCGTTTAGTCATGAATGACGTGTGATTTACCGGATCCAGCTTGTACTCTTCATATTCCATCCGCATTTCTGTCAGGAGGGTTGGGAAGTTTCTCAAGGATGGATTTGCTTTCTGCCATTTTTCCTCATCCTTTACTTCTTCCGGATCATCCAGCCAACAGATGAACGGCAGTTTCCCGTTATCCGGAATCTCTCCTTTTAAGATCTGTAGGCAAGTTTCCAGCAATTCATCTAGCGGGCCATCCCGGATATCCCCCTGCGTGGATATGACTGTTCGTCTCGGAAAGTCTTTCTTCCCAAGTCCTCCAGTCGCTACCTCGATCAGCTTATAGTCCTTGTATGCATGGTATTCGTCAAAATCTACTTTCCCCGGTCTACCTCCGTCTTTCGTGTCCGGTGCACGGGTGTGGTATTTGATCTTCGATCTTGTCCGAATATTGGTGATACATTCCAGATTCCATTTGAACGTATTCTTGAAGAATCTTTTGTTGTCCTCCAAAATGTTATATATATCTTCGAATGTCGTTTTTGCCTGATCCTCTGATGTAGCGAATATGTCGATGTGGTATTCTTTCACTCCGTTGACTGGTGTGACCAACGCAAAATCTTCAAACGCAAGATATCCGTTCTTTCCTGCCCCGCGTCCAACTAAAATTATCAGATACGGGAATCTCAACTGGCCGTCTTCTCTTTTATACACACAGTTGTGCAAAGCGAAGCAGAACTGTTCCCACGGTAACAGCTTGTACGGGAAGTACTTTTCCAGTCCCAGGTATCTTTCTAATTGCTCTTTATCTACATAGACATCTTCCTCTGTGAATACTTTTTCCACAAAATTGCAAAGAAGCAGCTGCTCTTCGCATACAACTGCTTCATCACTTCTTACGAATTCAATATACTGGTCAATCTGTTTACAGATCTTCATCGATTACTTCATTTCCTGTTGGTTCATCCGTCGTCAGTCCTAACTCCTTCAGAATGCTCAACATCTGCTTTTCTACAGCCACCATATCTTTCACAGACTGGTTCTGTTTTGTGATCTCGAATCCGTTTGCAGAAAGTGTCTTGTACGACACTCCACGTTCCTTTATGTCCTCTTGTAGAGCCTTTTTTGTGTCGTAAAACTCCATATAATCATCAATTATGTCCAAAAAATGTGCCGTTTCTGCGCCTTTTGCACGTAATTGTTTGATTAAACTGGATTTAATTTTTTCTTTGCTTTCGTCCATTTCGCGGGCTTTTTTCGACTTTCGCGCCATATATTTCACCACCAACTTTTTTCCATTTTTTATCACGCGCGAGTCAGCGCGGTTCAGGCGTGCCCCCTACCCGTTGTAAGCGTCCCCCGTGGATTTGGGGTATAGGGGGTACCGGGGGTACCTTTGTAAAAAATTTATCGGAATACATTCCGTCCACATCGTCCAATACAATGAATCTGTTACAGCAGGACGTTCGAACCTCCAGAACCTTGTGTTCCTTCTCTCCGAACAGCTTCGCATATCCATATGTTATTGCTCTCCTGTATCCATGTCCCGTGAACATAACGCGATCTCCAACCTTTATCTCTTCTTCTACCATCGTTCTTCATTCACCTGCTTCACCTTCCTGTACTTCATTCTTTCGTGTGCTCTGTCGTGACAGTCATGACAGAGTGGTATCAGATTCCTGTACTGCTTTCCTCTGTACTCATAGAACTCACACAGTGCAAGCTCCGGATGCGTCTTGACGTACTGTACGTGATGCACTGTCTCAGCTCTTGATACTTTTCCTTTCTCCTTGCACCACTGGCATTCATGATGGAACTTATCCAGTACATTGTTCTTTAATGCGATCCACTCTTTGCTCTTATAGAATCGGTACAGCTTATTCTCTTCTATCAGTTTCTTTATCTCTTGTTGTGTCCATTCCATAATTGCTGGAACAGGATTCGAACCTGTGTCCTCCGGCTATTAAGACCGGCGTGCTCCCTTTCCGCACCCTCCAGCTCCACTATAACCGGCAGTCACAACGTCTCTGATCTACCATTAATAACGTCTTGTGTCTGCCTTTGTAACAGCACTCCCAGTGATATTCTTTTCCCTGATCTGTGTAGATCCTTTTGCAAAACTCACAGTCTTTACACTTGGGAATCTGCTTCTCCCCTTCTCTTCTATTGCTCATATATCCTGGACAGCTTTCCTCTGCAGGACAATGTTCTTTCTTGCTAAGCTTCCAGTAATGTATACAGCCTTTGTTCTTACACGTAACTAACATAATTCCTCCACGAAAAAGAGCACTCGGATTTCTCCAAGTGCTCTCTGCTTTATTCCTCTGCATACAAAAAGGGTGGCCGCAATCTCTTGACTGCTGCCACCCTTCGGGTGAGTATGTTCTTTGTTCTTTTTCTTGATGCTACCATAATAACACACTTTCTTGTATCCTGAGTCCCCCTCTTTTTAAATTTTCTTTGACATCAGATAATAAAACTTCCTTCTTCGCTCATAATACATCTTTTTCCCGCATGGAATCTTTTTGGAATCTCTTAAGTATCTATATGTTGCATAGTCTGTCGTAACCCCTTCCAGGATCCACGGATAGATTACTGTGTCTGCTTCGATTGCTGTCTGTTCAATCCGTTTACATTTTTCCTCCAGCTCCATACGTTTAATAGCCAGGTGTTCCGTCTGTGACGCCTGGCTTGGACTTCCTTTTCCTTCCTGACCATATTGCATGGCTTTTATGGTATTTGTAAGTTCTGCGAGTTCTCTTCTCCATTCCGGATACTGCAAGCAATGGTATTTAATCTCCAAAAACCTATTCGTATCAATACCGTACTTATCTTTGTTGATTGGTCTCATTTTCAACTTTAAATTTCCTCCCTGTCCGTCTGTCTTTTATTATCAAGATATCAAATCCGAACAGACTTGCTATATCCTGTAGATCAGTCAGTGCTCTGCGCATGTGGTAGGGCATCTGGTTGTATCTGTGCAGTGCTTTGTCCGCTGTCGGATCTTTATAACCTTCATGGTTCATAGTTCTCCTTTCCGTGATTCACGCATTGTTTTATACATTTTTCAATTTTATCTTTGCACGCTTCACAATATTCTTTCGGTCCATACATATCTTGCATCGCCTGTCTCATGTTATGTGCGTACGCATTTACCGTTCCGCCTGGTCCGTCACATCCTGCGTATATTCTTATTGTGTAATACGTTGTGCCTATCGGCATCCCGCATCCGTCACATATATGTTGTCTCATTTCATTCACCTACCACAATGCTCTCTTTCTTTTGCGTCCTTTTACGTATACTGTGCAGTTTTCTACCGTGCACCCTCTGCTATGTCCTTCTGCTCCAATATAGTTACAACCACCCAAGCCGGTTCTGCATGCTCTGTAGATGCACGTCCTGCATTGGTGCCTATCTGCATTCGGTCCCGCTTCCTTGCTCCTAACTTTTTTTCTCACGGAGTTCTCCTTTCTCCTCCGACTGCTGCCGTCCGGCTTTCGCCGGAGGGAATCTATATCAACCGGTTGCTGTCGTGATACAATTACCGGCAAGTGCAAGCTATTCTATTTTCTCTGCCATCCAATCCAGTAATCTGATGATCGTCTTATATAGCCATGTCTTCTTTGATTCTGCTTTCAGTACATCACGAGCTCTTTCAAATTTGCGTTGGCTGTCCTCACGCTTTTTATATTCCTCGTATTTGCACATCTGCCACCATTCGCAGAATATGCAGCAGTGCGAACAGTTTTTCTTTCCGGCTTTCATGATCCAGTGTTTTAATCGTTTTCTGAATTCTTTTGGCATTATTCTTTCAGTTCCCCTCTTATGTATTTTAAGAAGTCCTCTATTCCCTGTGTATAGCCTTCCTGGTACTTCTGGACCTTTTCAAGTTCCCTGCTACATTTTGTGTTCACTTCATGCTGCAATCTATTGGCCGTTTCTTCCATCTGGTCGTCTGGTTCTTTTTCTTCTGTCTCTTTCTCTCTTGCAGAGGCTTTCATCGCTTCTATTTCTCTTTGTTTTTCTTCCAGTTCTTTCTTGAGCGTTCTTATTTCTTCGCAATCCGCATTGTCATTTTGTCGTTCAATTCCAAGCGTTGCCAGCATCGCATTATCTATATCCTGTATTTCCTTTTCTGTACATGTTCTGATATACTCTCCGAATCGGTCAAGATAGGCGAATGACAGTTTCTCACATATTGCTACTGATGGTGTCATGCACATAACTTTTACATGTGTCGAAGAAGAATTCTCTTCTTTATTCGTCAGCCATGCTACTTGCGCACAGCCGGTTTCTTCTATCACTTCTGTTGCTGATACTACGACCGCTGGTGATTTCTCTCCTGTCTTACCTTTTTCAATATAGAATATATCTCCTTTGTATACTTCCATGTTATTTACCCCCCCCCTGTGTTTATTATTGCTTTGAATGCCGTCGGATCATAATAGCCGGATCCGTTCTTCTTTATATCATTTTTCATCCTTGTCAGTACCTCCGCCCCGTTTTATAATTTCAATCGCATGATTTATTTCTACGTAATCCGAACACGTTCCAAACAGTTCAAATTCTACGGTGCTATCTTTCAATTCTTCTATCACTTTGTCCGGATCGTATGCTATAGTATAATTTTTCAGTATCCGAATTTCTATTTTGCAATCCGTTATGTTTCTCTCAAGCTTCCGGATATTTTTATCTATGTCATATAGATTTTTGCTTGGTATTTTTCTTGATCTCCATTGTTCAATTATTTTTTCTGTGTGTTGTATCTCTTCTTCAATTTTCTTTATTTCTGCATCGGCATCTATCAGTCTCATCTCATCACCTCTTGTAGTTCTCTGTTCCCATAGTACAGAGCGCATTCCTTACATTTGTCTATCGGCTCTCCTCCGCCATTGCACGTTCGCAAGCCAGCGCATCTATCTTCTTCGTATCCTGGATGCTCATATTGGTGTGCCAGATAGCAGTTATCAATTCCTTGTTTTACTGTTATGTTCATCTCTATTATTCCTTTCTTTGTGGTTCATCCTCTTTCATATATATTTCAATTTCTTCGCCACACGTTCGTATCACGTCTACCTCGCTTTCCAGTAATAATATGCTTAAATACTTTCTTGCATTTTCCGGTTCCATTCTGCCGATGCAGTCTTTCTCTTTGTTGTAGATGTTCAACATTTCTCTATCATCTATTTTTTTCAGTAATTCTTTCAGTTTCATTCCCGTTATCTCCATCTTCGTTTTTCTAAAAATCAAATACTATTTCCGGTGCTTTTATAAATTTCGCGCCGCATTCCTCTGTGTTCTTCCGTTCTATTTTTCTGATCATCTCTGTTATCTCTTTGTCCGAGTCTTTACAGTATGCGTATCCATCCGGTGCATAGATACCTTTTACCTTTCCGTTTATGCGATCCAGTATTGTTTGATAGCTCATGTAGTTCTGCCGTGCAGCTTCTCTCGCCGATTTATAGAATGCTACGATTTCGCCGTCTTGGTTGATCTTTGCTACCTTGGTTGCTCTTCCGTTCATCTGTCCAGTTTTTTTGGATAGTTCTTTTTTGGTGATTACTCCGATATTCCCAAGTATGTCGTCAGTTTTAATTCCATTCTTGTGATACGTTACATATCCTTTCGGAAGATCTCCGATGAACGTGATCCGCATCAGGCTCATGACTACTACCTCTTTCCTTTTCAGCTTAATTAGTCTTTTCCCCTGATTATTCTTCTTTACATACGGTTTTAGGTGCTTATACTTCCCATTCCCTATTTTCTTTCGTATGTCTGCCCAGTAATTAATCTGGTATATTCCATCATAACCTGGAATGTCATACCAACCTTTTGGGTCTACATTTTTGATCCTCATAGATATCACACATTCTTTTGTAACCATTTCAAAAATTCTACCAAATACGTTTCATTGTCCGGAGCATGCACGTACTGCTTATCATATGTTTTTTTATTTCCATACGCTTTTTTATTTTTTTCTAACAGATGGAAATAGCAGCTGTCTCTTTTCTCTTCGCCGTTCCATTCCATTATTCGGTCCGGATATTCAGTAACCACAAGCCTGCTGCCGTCAGCGAAATCGTATTTATAATAATTTACATTTATGTTTTTATCTGTGTACCATAATCCCCAAGCGTTATAATTTTTCAGCCATTCTTTTCGCTGATCGTTATTCTTTAATCTTGGAAGTTCTGGCTGTTCCGGTTCTTTTGGTGGATTCATTACCGTGTCCAGATCATTGATATATCCGGCCAGTGCCGCAATCATTACCTTGTACGTCCGCACCCGGATGTCATTGGTATCCATGTGTCCTTTCGCCATTTCCAGATAGTTCCTGTATTTTTGATTTTCTTCCCTGGCAATATCAAGATCTGTTTTCCCAGATTCCTTTTCATGTAGTTGTGTCTCTTCCGGAAGTCGTTCCTGCGTTTCTTCTTTGTCCTGGTATCTATATTCATTTTCTTTCTCTGCAGGTTCTTCTTCCAGGCCAGATACTGCATAGGTGTCAGGTGTTTTAATCTCTTCGGTTTCTTCACTTTTTTCTTCCTGTTCTTCATTTTTCTCCTTTTTTTCCGTTTCTTCTTTTACAGTTTCTTCCAACACTTTTTTGATGGCTCCTGTTAAGTCGAGCCAATGGAAATTTCCCCTATTTTCGTTGTCTACCCACAATTGGATATATCCGCAATACATCCTTATTTCCCCGGCATCTTTCCCGTCAGCTCCTTCAAATACCCAGGTTCTTCCCGATGCTCCCGGATGCAGATTTTGTTTTATCAATTCATTGCACATTCTTATATTCTGCCCTGTTATCTGTTCCGCATTTTCACGGAACCAGTATTTGTATGTGCTCACCATTTCTCTCGCTACTAATTCCAAATACTCTCTTTCCTCTTCTGTTGGAACGCGTACCATCACTACTTCATTCTGATCAGAATTTTCTTCCGGTGTCAGATTCTGACACGCACCGTCATTTATATCTTCGATGCTCATCTGTCCGTCAATTTGTTCTTCTTCTTCTGCTTTTTTCTGTTCTTCCGCATATTCTTTCACGTCTTTGTAGGTCAGTCCCTTTTCCCGGTGATGCTCCAGCATATCCTCCTGGATATCCTCGGACATCTTGCTAATCTCATACGCGGCCGAGAATGTTAATCGTCCCTCTTTTAATTCTTCTGTGAACTCCGGGATCAGCTTCTTGTTAATTGACTCGATCTGTCCGATCTTGGTAGATGATACCTGCATCATATTGGCTATGACATCCCGCAGGCGTCCGCTGTCCAATTTGTAACCATGAAGTGTCAGTCCATTCTCTTTCATGTATTTCAGTGTTTCTTCCAGCGTCTTCTGTTCTTCCAGGATATCTGCTACCGTTTTATTCCGGTACGTATTTGCTATGATTAACTGGATCATCTCTTCATGCTCTTCTGCAGGTGTCTTGATCTGGCAGGATGCTACAGAGAATTCTTCATAACCTTTTTCTGCCAGGAGTGTCAACGCTCTCCATCTTCGTTCTCCGGCTATGATACGGTATTCGCCACGATCGCATGGATCGTGGACCACCGTCAAGTTCTCTAATAAGCCTACGGCAAGGATATCCTGTGCCAACTGCTCGATGTCCTGGATAGAATAGAAATTCTTGTCATTGCTGTACATCTGCTTAATTGCAATATCCTTTGTCCGGAATCTTGCTTTTGTTTTATTGTCTTCTGCTGCCGCCTTCGTCTTATTGTTCAATGCGTCCATTACGTTCCATCCAGTAGCCATCTATCTATTCCTCCTTACTCTTTTCCAGGATGCTCCCTTGTTCTTCTTTCGGTTCTCTGATAATTTTCTGGTGGTGATCACTACCGGATCACCTTTCCCCTTTATTACTTCTATCAGCCCTTCTAGCTTGCTATTTAGCCGTTTCATGCTTTCTCTCCACTTCCCCATTATTTCGTAGTCATAAGGTGTGAGATTTTCATATGTTTTTCTTCTTCCTGTCGGTGGGAAAAAGCATGCCGGAGCTTCCAGTGCAACCTCCGGCATCCGTCTTATCCCTCCGCTTTTTTTCGCTTTACCAGGATTTTTTAAAAGTACTGCCGGGATTCTTCCTTCTGGCGGGTTGCACCCATGAATCTTTTTGTATAATTTCTTCACCTGTCTCTTATTCATCCTATTCACCCTCCAGATCTCTCAAAAGTTCATACGTGACCGCTCTGTAGTCCCGGGACGCTATGCATCCCTTAGAGAACTTCGGGAGCGGTACATGTGCGATCGTGGATTTTTCCGCTACTACAGATCTTCGGATCACTGTCTGGAAACAATCGTGTCCGGAATTTTCTTTTAACCACTCTTCTACCTGCAGTGTTGTTTTATTCTTCTGCCTCATTGTGATCAGGACTTTCATCCGGATCTTGTCGTTAAACTTCCGGATGCTTTCCAGCTGTTCATCCATATTATCAGCGGCTTCAATCTCAAACCCTCCGAGTTTTACCGGTACGACCACAAGATCTGCTGCCACCAATGCATTCATCACTGTCATGTCCATAATCAGACCGCAATCAATGACACAGTAGTCGTAAGCAGCTGCTACGTCTTCTAAGTCTTCTGCTAGTCTTAAGATCTGATTTCCTTCCTCCGTCTTCATCAGGTACATATTAGTGGCCATCAGGTAACCGTTGCACGGGATAATATCTATCCGGTCGTACGGTGTTGTCTGGATCAGTTCGGATGTAGTGTACGTACCACCTTCCCGTTCATGGTTCTCCAGCAGATCCGGAAGTCCTCTTCCTTCCGGATCATATACCCCGTAGAGCATAGATATATTCCCCTGCTGATCAGCATCGATCACCAGTACTTTCTTTTCTTGTTCCTGTCCCAGAATATAGGCAATGGATGCGGCTGTCATAGTCTTGCCGATCCCGCCTTTCTGGTTCATTACTGCGATTATTTTCACGATACTTTTGCCTCCTGTTCTTCCGTTCTCTCCCATTCCACCATGCTTTCTGTTGCCCTTCTATAGCACTCTATCCAGCTTTCATCACTTTCTACTTTCAGGATCTGTTTCTTATGGATGCCTATCCCTTCAAAGATCTGGATACTGCCTCCGTGGTTCAGTGTGAATCTTGTCTTCACCCGGAGCTCTCTTCCCTGTTTGATCATGTTATATACTTCATAGAACTCTCTTATGCTCTGTCGTTCTCTGTCGTCCATTCTTTCACCTCTTTCGGTGCTCTGCGTTTCGATTCTTTTATTTTGCCTTCGTTCCAGATACTGTCGTTTGGCTCCAACATTTCCATCATGTTATCTAACTGCAGATATTCTTCCAAGACTGTGATTGCGTCTCCGGCCGTATAGCAAGAAGCTACATAGTGCCCATTTTTTGCCATGTCGTGGAGGAATTCTATTTGGCTGTCCTGGTGTCTGCCGGTCCCATATTTCATTTCGATGTATAGGCCGATGTATACCCCTTTGGCATACGGAAGATGCAGATCGGATACCCCGGACTTTACTCCCATGCTCTTAAGCTTTACTGCTTCCGCTTTATTCCTGCTGCCGCCGTTCGGGATATGATGCAGCCATTTCAGTTCCGGATAACGATTCTCATTCCACGCCGCCCAGTTGCATACGTGAATCTGTTCTGTATCTTCACTTCTTCTCATGTTTTTAAGCTTCATCAAGGTCCCCCTCTTTCTTCCGACCGAATTCATCTATGCCTTCCCAGTTGAATCTCTGTCCGCAATTAGAACAATAGTTATCACATCTCTTTTGTGCAAAGTGTACCCTTGATTCCCTACGTATTTTCCCGCAGTTTTTGCATCTATAAGCAACCACATATGGATTCACGTCTAATATCTCCGGCTCTTCGCATTCGCGCACCACTGCTTTTTCAGCGGCATCCATATCGCACGCTTCTCCGACATCCAGTACCAGAACTGGGTACGAAAACATATCAATCCAGTTTCCGTCTTTTATCTGGTATTTCTTCCTGTTCTTTGTATCTACTACCATCGTGCCGATCCCGGCATCGTCCGGATATCCGAACAAATATTTCATCATCTGTTTTACCGTTATGCCCATTTATCAAATCCTCCTGTTTAATTTAATCATCGTGTATCTCCTGTATTTGTACCCTGTCTTCGGGTTAATACCTTCCCACATCCTTGCTATGTAGTAGCCTTTCTTCGGCTTTATTTCTTTTTTCCACCTGTAGAGCTTGTCCGGATGTGGTTTTGGAAGCGGCATATTCTGGGATCCGTGGAAGTCCGACTCTTTAATCCTTGGTTTGGACTGTGTGCCGTCTTTCTTCGTTTCTGTGGTATGCTCGTCTTTTGTGAGATATTCTGCAAGCTTTAACATGTCTTCACCGTAGTAATCGCTGTCTTTTATCTTTGTCAGCCACGTACCGCCTTTATCCCATGCGTTCTGTACAATGCTGGCGGTATCTCCTACCTCTTTGATTACAAAATGTATATGCCATGCTCCTTTTGTACCTCTTTCGATGTTCCGCATATAGAAGTTTTCATAACCTCTTTTGCGGATCTCTCTCCTTACTTTCCGCATTGCCTCCTTAAAATGTTTTTTCGCTTCCTTCATCGTTGCCGGTCTGTTCGCTACTTTGTATGTCCAGGTGACCAGTAAATCGTTCGGTTCGAAGTATTCCAGGAGACGCATCTGACACCGTTTCGTCTTATTCCATTTATTTACTCTTGCAATGTCTTCTTTAGTGGCTTTCTTCTTTTCCTTTCTTGGTAATCCCTTCGCCCCATACTTCCCGTCATGGTACTCCTGTACGATCAGGACATCTCCTTTTCTCAGCTTATATGTCACTCTTTTTATCATGCTGTCGGTCCTTATCTTAATATCTTTATCAAGTGCTTAACGGGGGTATTGCCCCCCCTGATTTGTTCCGGATATTTAGCGAAAAGACGGCAATATGATGCATTGACTTTCCCGAAAGTTCGTTCTATAATTTTTATAGATGCATTTGACTTTTACCCCGTGGTTGTGAGGTTTAGGAAAATCAATGCATTGTGTGCCTTCAGGAGCTTCACCCAGTTTCCTGAAGGCTTTTTCTTTTATGATGCTTTCGCCATCTTTTCTTTCATGCACCTGGCAATGAGATCCAAAAAATCACGAATGATACGCTGGATCTCATCCTGGCTTTTATCTTTATACGCTTCATCTGATATATGACACGTACATCCGTTTGTTACGATCGTCTCTACAATCATGCTATGTACCTCCTTTTTATCTATATATGCTCACTTGCTTGTATCTGTTGTTGCTTTCTTTACTTCCATACGATATCTAATGGTCCCGCTGCTCTGCAGTAAAACAGGAGCAAGAGCCATATTACTTCTGTAATCAGTAGCGTTGCTTCAATCTCAATAATCTTGATTGTTCTGATCACCTTATTTTTCCGGATATGTCTTTTCATATTTGTTATCCCTCAATTCTTTGTGTCATGCTTTTGTCCTGCATGGCCCCCATTGCAGTACCCATTCTGATTAGTTCTTCCCTCGTCATTTTTCTGTTTTTTCCTGCTTTTTCTTCATTGTCTTCTGTAAATATCCGGCGTTTTTGGATAAAGCATTCGAAGAAAAAGTCTTGTTCCTCCTTCCATAAGTCGCAGTAAAATTCGTGCTCTATACGAATTTGTAACGCTTCCGCTTTTGTGCATTCGATTATTCTGGTCGTTCTCTTTCCAGTGCCTTTTTTGTATTCGTACATTTTCTCTTTTATTTTCTTTCCGAGAATCTTGTACCCTACCTGCAGTAGCAGTCTTCTTTCAAATTCCCCGTGGAACGTGAATTCATACTTTTCTTCTGTCTCGTCTGACAGTTCTTCTTCTTCCACATCGTACTTTTGCATCAGCTGTTTCAGTTTCTTCTGAGCTGTTTCTTTTTCTCCGCCAACACCCTGTTCTGCCAAGGTTTTCAATTTCTTCAGGAGATCAATTTTCTTCTGGTCCATCATTCTCTCTTGTTTCCTTCTTTCGCCATTACGTTCTGGATTTTCTCGATTTCGTCGCGCAGCTCTCTGGTAGCACATCTCAGATTCTCTTCTGCATCGTCGATGTATCTTGAAGGATATTCCCATTCGTCCAGCATTCTCAATACGTCGTATAATGTCTGCTGCATCTGTGCTTTCTCTACCAGATCCGGAATAAGTTCATCTGGATCCTGTGTTCTTTTCTTCGAATACGGGTTTTCTTCTTCTGATTCTTCCTGGCTTTTTGCCATAATGCAGAGTCCGTTACGCTCGCTTAGTTTATATGCACCAACCTCTCTTTCGAGATATTTTGTTATCCATCTGCTACTAGCGCAAACATCTACTCTTTTTCCTGCAGACAGATCTATTATGGAAATCGGTGTATTTTTACATATCAGTCCGGTATCCAGATGCATCTTGACGATCTCTCTTACTCTTTTGTTCATGATGCGTCGCCTCCCATCTTTAAAGCGCACCGTGTGCATGCAGCTCCATCCAATCCGTTATAGAGAATAAGAGCTTCGTCTTCCGGTCTCTTCCAACACATATCGCCGCAGATCGGGCAGTGGATTTTTCTCCATCCTTTCTTGCCGTTTGGTATATTGTCTGCTAATGGCATACACAGCCACCCGCCTTTGTCGGTTGCTTTTCTCGGCTGTATGGTTGCGGTGATGTTTTTTTCTTGGTCTTTCCATCATTCTTCCTCGCTTTTTTTCTTTTGTATTCTTCTGTTCCACTCTTCAACAGCTTTGTCTCTTTCGTCTTTTGTTATTTTCAGCTCGCCATTTTCAAGTGTGGCTCTTAACTCATGTACCCACGGAAGGCTTGTTCCGCATTCCGAGCATTCGATTCCAAATGTAAAACTTACATCATGATGAGTGGATCCATTGGTTGTTGTTATCATGTTTGCCGTTCCACCGCAAAACGGGCATGGCATTAATCTTTCGTTATAATTCATCTGGTTCACCTTCTTTCTCCTTTTCTTCGTTACATACACCCCTGACGGCTCTTGCGAATTCCTGGGTGTTGATAACTACACCTGCGCTGTTCTGAAGTGTCTGGATTTTATGCAGCAGTTCTTTTAGTAATGCTGTCTGGTACATGAAAGAAAAGAGTAAGAGTTTTAACAGGATCATTAACACTTCGCCGATTACCGGTGTCAGCATTATAATGATTATGACTACTCTTGTTTCACGTCTGTACTCTTTTAATGCTCTGAGCAACTGCTTTTCGTCTTTTTCTTTCTCTTTCATAATCGCTTTCATGGCTGTATTTTCACGTTTGCATACCGCTATTTCGCCTTTTAAATCAAGCCATTCCTTTTCTGAGATTTCCATCTTGTTTTCACCTCCTGTTTATTTCTTCGCAAGCTTCGTTGACGAACCTTCTCGTCTCTTTGCACATTTCATCTACATAGCTGTCTACAATTTTGAAATAATAAGCGGCTAATATTTTTGTTGTTGCAATCGAAACCGCAATAGAAGTCGTGACGCAGGCTATTGCCATTGCTATTACCATTTTTCTTTGCCTCCTCTACTTATGCCGTCTTAGCTCCCAGCTGTCTGATTGTCTGGAATCCTGCAATCATGCCCTTAATGTAGATCTTTTCATCTGCTGTCAGCTCTTTGTACATTGGGATCAGTTCTTTTACATCTTCCAACTGGTTGTTCATGGTTGTTCATGTTTTTTCGTTCTGTACTGTTGTCATATGGTTTTCTCCTTTCTTAATGTGATTTTATGTTTACTTTTCTCGGTCCTCTTCTTTTCACGCTTGTCCTCCTTTCTACCGCTTACGCGGTTTTCTCAATGGTGTAGGTGATTTCCACCTTTTCCTGTTCCTCCAACAGAGATATCAACACCTCAATGATTTTTTCCATATCCGGTTTCATATTCGCCACCTGCTTTCTATCTCCTTGGTTTATGTTTATGTGTTACAGTTTGTACTTGTTGCATTCTCTATGCCGGTTCTTTTTCCTGTTTATCCATGTCCGCTCTGATTTTCAGGATCTCCATGTTGCTCTTCGCAATCATGAATGCCTGTGGATCATGTGTCGCCAGATGTTTGGCTGTTTCTACCATTTCAGCGATTTCTTTCTTTTCTTTTTCACTCATTGCTTTTCTCACCTCTTTCTGTGTTAATTTTCGTGTGTTCATCTTTCTTCTTCATTGCTTTTTCTTTTTCAATCACCTATACTGTATTTACAGATTATTTTTTGTTCTTTGTGAACCGGAGGTGATGCAAATGAAAAAGCAGTTTCAAAATTATTTTCGTGATTGGAGTAATCTTCTCTCTTTTGCGCTTGCGCTTATTCCTGCATGGCTTATGTATAAATATCCTCCTCGTGCAAAGGTGCCTTTCTATGCTATTGTTTTAATCATTTTGATTGCACTACTATTGGCTTGGCTTAATATTAAGCAATGGCTTGATACTGAGGATCGTCAATCTTCTGTCACTCTTATAAGATGTGTTAAAAATCACATTTTGTGCTGGCCTAATAACCTAATAGGTCATGATTCCGTGGTTTCCTTTTACGAAATCATCGATGGATTTGAGGAACCGATTGCATGCGGATATGTCCAAACTATAACCAAAGAAGGAATCGCTCAAATCGTTCTTTTCGAATCCTACAAAGATGCAATTGATATCATTTCTACTCATAAGAACATTATTGTTAAACCAACCGTAACCCGTGACAAATTGTCAGAAATATTAAATATGATTTAGGAGGTATATTATGGATTTTAAAATCGCTAAGGTACTCGATGATTGTAAAGTTGTTATGAATGCTGGCTCCAACCGGAAGATTTCCAACGGGCAGAAATATCTCATCTATCAACTAAGTGATGAAGAAATCATTGACCCAGACACAAACAAAAGTTTGGGCTTTTTGGAAATCGTTAAGGGAACTGGCACCGTTACCCATGTTCAGGATAATATGGCTACACTGGAATCTTGCGAACGGGAAAAATCTTCCAAGATAATTCGCCGTTCCGGTATCTGGGGCGGGTCTGCAGAAGAAGTTGAAACTTCCGTCAAACCTTTTGATGATCCTCAGGTCGGAGATCTTCTCAAGCGTGTTAATTGATGTACATCAAAATTGTTTTTATAACTATATAAACCGCTGAAATAATCAGCCCGGCAGTAAAACTAACAAAGTTCTGATGGACTCTTCCTCTATCACAGTACTCTGTTAGTTTTTTTATTAGCTCTTTCATATCTCTCACCTCACTTTTTTGTTGTTTGTAAGGCAAGTATATGCCATTCAATAGCATTTGTCAACACTTTATGTTGTTTTCATAGCTTTTTGTTGTTTCAAAGACTTTTCTATTGACTATTCGCTTCTTGCCATTTATAATCAAATCATGAAAGCGAGGTGAATCAAATGAACGAACGTATCAAGAAGTTAAGAAAGGTCTTGGATTTAACTCAGCAAAAGTTTGCGGATAAATTAGGTGTGAAAAGAAACACCGTCGGACAATGGGAATGCGGGATAAATCGTCTTACGGATCAAGTGATCTTTTCTATATGTCGAGAATTTGATGTAAACGAAACTTGGCTCAGAACTGGCGAGGGTGACATTTTTGTCCAACGCTCTCCTGAAGAAGAAGTCGGTTATTATGTTGAGGATCTGTTGGAATATGATGGAAGCGGGAATGCATTTTACGATGCGATCATCGAAATGATGAAGACCTATCATTCTCTTGACGATAAATCTAAGACTGTGATACGTGAGTATTTCAAGAACGTAGCAGATGGTATAAAAAATAAAGAGGAAAAGGCTTAGAGCCTTCCCCTCTTTTCCAGGTACCTATATAAAATAGCGTAGAGTTGCTGGATTATTTTGTGATCAGAATCATCCAGTTTTGATAATAAGATTTTTAACCCCTCCATATGTAACGCACCTCCGCTCTGTGAACATTTGTTTGTGCTTTAAGAATCTTATCCTTTCCTCTATTAAAGCACTTATTTTACAAAAGCTGGTGCATTTCTGGAATTTGTCCGAGTTCTCGGACACTTATTTGTACTCTGATTCATACAGGTCGGCAATTCGGACTTTTAATCCTTTTGCCAGCTGCTCCATGGTATCTAACCGCGGTATTCGCCCTCTGGACACTATGTCCGACACGGTTGACTTTGGGACGCCTGTAAGAATAGATACTTGGCGGATGGTTAAGTTTTTCTTGTTCATTAGTTCGTCGAGTAATATTTTCATACTTATAGTATGAATCTTTTCGTCTTATATTATATTGGTGTAATTTTGGAAAAAAATTATCAAAAAAACTAAAGAAAGTGGGGCTTTTATTATGGCTTTTGGAATGAAAGATGTTTTAAACGGTGCAAAATCAGTAGCAGGTAGTAACCTCGTACAAGGTGTATTGAATAATTATAGTGAAATGACTACTGAAGATATGCAGAAAGAATATGGTATGTATTTGATGGATGGAGAAGAAATCGCAGTCGGATTCAAACTTGTGCGTGATGCACTTATCTTCACCAACAAAAGAATTATCTTTACTGACAAACAGGGAGCAACAGGAGTAAAAATGCGTGTAACATCTATCAACCTTTTCTCTGTTGTAGATGTTACCATGGAGACTGCAGGTTTTGGATTCGACGACAGTGAACTTACTTTTACATACATTAAGACTGCCGACCTCAAAGCACACGAGGTTCAATACGTATCTCACAAGTTAGAATTCCCGAAAAAATATAATGTACAGCCATTATATAAATTGCTTCAGGAACTCGCTTACAATAACTGTTTAAGAATTAATGGTTTAGATTAA